CTTTTGTTGTTGTGTTGTTTCTCTTTCTTTCTTTTCGCATTCCCCGGCGATTGCCATATAAGCCGAGGCGTCCACATAAGTGTCATCAGTTCTGTTACCTAACATTGTCCTTGCAACTTTTAATAGGTTCATCATTACTGCTACATCGTGTGGACTAATTCTTCTTTGTAAATAGATTGTCCAAAAATTTGCGATGTTCATGTGGTTAAGATACTTGTCACCATACTCTTTAGCACGGTCACCAGCCACTAACTCTTTAGCTTTGTCTAAAAAATCTTTTGTGGTTTTTAAATCTTCCATAAGTTTATTTCTCCTGTTGTTTTATTGTATTCACCGTGTCTTAATATTCTTGCTACTTGTGCTTGTTGCAATGCGTCAGCTTTAGTTAGATTATTTTTTTCATAAGTCTTAACCACTAGCTGCCACATATCTTTTACGGACATTGCTTTATCCGTTAAAATTTTTTCAGCAGTTTTTATTCCAACTGAGGGACAGCCAGTAAATCCATCAACGCTGTCCCCAGTTAGAGTTTGTATTAAATGCCACCAATCACATTCATTCTTTTTTCTTAGGACTATATTTTTTCCGTCCTTAGAAATGTATGAAGGTATTTGCATTAGGTCTTTATCCAAAGAACATATAATTCTTTGCTCACCTTTGTTTGGCTCAGTGGCAAGTATACCGAGAACATCATCTGCTTCTAGATTAGGAAGGACTATAGCATTATACTCTTCCTTTAAATGTTCTCTTAATGCTCCTAATACTAAAGGCTTACGTTTGCTTTTACGATTATCCTTATAGCTAGGTAATACATCTTTTCTAAAATTCTTAGAGTCAGTTAAAGCTATAGTTATATTGTTTGTCTCTAAGTTTTCTTTTAGATTTTCAATTTCTGTATACAGTAAACTTTTTGCATAATTTTCATCTGCGTGAAGTGTCCATAATCCCTCTCCCCAATTGGTATCTACCTCTGCCATAGTGGCAGATTTATATGCAATAATATCACCATCAATTAGCAATCTTCTTTTCATTAATCCTCCAGTGGATAGGTTATGTTAAATTTTTTTGTGTAATTAATTCTGCAAGAGGTAGTAAAACTAAAGTGCTTTTATATCCGTCACCACCTTTTACTTTTCTTGCGTTTGGAAATTTCTTTTCCACTAAATTTTTTACACGCTCTATAGGAAATATAAATGTTACATTATATTCATCATCAGTATCAGGAGAACACAATGAATGTATCCACCATTTTACATTATTATTATCCGGGTGATATAAACCACTCGGCTTGTCACTACACTCAACCTCAATACATAAATTATCATTCCTAGACCAAGACGAAAACCTTTCAGTTTTAACCTCGGCTACAGAATTATCCATGTTAAGTGTAGTAAATATTTTATCTTGATGTGCTTCACCAAATGTTAAATCGTTTTTAAACTTACTCATATTAATGCGTTCCACTCCAATTATTTGAGATTTTATATTCGCCAGTTAATGGCACTCTTAATTTGAAATGTTCGCCAGTTCGTTTAATACATTCGACAGCTAACTTTCCTACTTCTTCTGCTTTGTCTTTATCACATTCAACTTGTATCTCATCATGTACCCACAACAATTGTTGAACACCTTTAATATGACTAACAGCTTTATCAAATTCAACTAGCCATTGTTTACAAACAATAGCACCAGCACTTTGTAATAATGTATTCAATGCGCTGTGTTGATTTCTGACTTTTACTTTTCTTTTATCAAGACCAAGTAAGTAGCCACGCTCTGCAACTAACTTAACTTGTTCGATTAATTTGCTTAATGCTGGTAATCTATTAAGAAATTGTTTTCTTACTCTCGCTGCGTCACGATTTGATTTACCAGTTACCTCTGCTATCTTTGCCACTCCAGCACCGTAAAGCCAAGCGTACAGAAAACGCTTACTTGCGTCTCTTGTATCTAGTCCAGCTAATTTTTGATTTGTAGTATGTATGTCACCATTGACTACAATGTCAGCATACTTACCGTTATCAAACTTTGCTATGTAGTGTCCAAGTAGGCGTAACTCTAATCCTGAAACGTCAATCCCAACTAAAGATTTAGTAGGTGGTACAGTAAACAATTCTCTAAACTGTTTTCCATAAGGAATGTTAACAGCCGGGACTTGTTGTAAGTTAGGTCTACTTGCAGTCGCTCTCCCGGTAACAGCATTGTTTGTATTAACTGTACCGTGTAAGCGTCCATTCTTTTCTAATTTTAAATAAGCATTACTACCTTCTGCTAACATACCTATGCGTTTTTCTAATAAGAAATAACGTGCTAATAATTTAGCTTCAGGATAATCTAAACTATTTAAAACTTTATCATCTACTTTTGGTTTACCATCAGGAGTAAACTCTTTTGGTTTCCAATCGTATTTAGTTTGTAATCTATTAGCAATGTGTTGTCTGCTTGAAGGATTAAACTCAATGACTTTATCTTTTAATGGCTTACCTGTTTTTTCAGAAACTCTTTTAATAGTTATAGGTAAAAAAGTTTCTTCCATTTCTTTTCTAATGTTTTCTCTTTCACTAGACAATTCAGAATACAAGGCTGTTGCTTTTTCTTTATCAAACATTATGCCATATCTTTCTTGCCTACCTATTAAATCAGTTACAGCGTGTTCAAGTTCTAGTGATTGCTCTGAATATTTTTGCTCCAAAATTTTTCGGTATAAAGTATAAGTAACTTCTACATCTTGAATACAATACTCAAGCATTTCTTCATTATACTCTGACCAATCAGTTTCAATCTGTTGTTTATAATTTCCTAGTCTAACTCCCCATGCTTTTAAGCTGTGCTTGTTGACTAATTGCCTTGGAAAATCTTTTGTATGAACTCTAGTCATGTCTGACTCCATTAAGTCTGACCAAATTAGGCGTGTTGCTACTAGAGTATCAAATACTTTAGCTTTAGTTTTAAATTGAAAAAGTTTTTCTAATGCTGGAATGTCATACTTAATAATATTATGTCCAATTATAGTTTCAGCTTTTTCTAATTTGTTTGTCCCTTCCCACCAATTATCTCTAGTGTATGATGTGATTTCATTTGTATCTATATCTTTTAAGACAAGACAATGAAGCTGTGACACATCATCAAGTAATCCGTTTGTTTCTATATCAAATACATAACTAGACATTCAAATTTACCTTTACTAATTTAATAATGTTACAAGAAGGAATGACCGTAGAAGAACCTGCGTCACCTAAAGTGTTATCTTTTTTATAATTAAAATCACTCATTAGAATATGAACGTCTTCATCTTTTTTTATAAGCCAACCTGTGCTAACACAAACACATGGCTTAGATTTTAATGCTTCTGACATTTCTTTCCATGAAGGGTCTGACTCAATGTCTTTCCAATAAGCAACATAGAACCCATAGTTAAATGGTATGCTAGGTAGTTTTATTTGTCTTTTTTTCACGCTTAAATTTCCTTCCTACAAAAAATACTATTACATTTTGAACTGTGTTTATTGTTACCATTGCAAGTAACCAAGCTTCCCAAATTTCCATCAATGAACCGTAGCAATCTCAACTAAAACTCTAGTCGCTGCCTCATCAACAATTGATAATTCATTCAATGTTAAATCGGCTGAAAGTTTTGTTGCTAAGTTTGGTACTTGTATTGTTACTTCAATAAATGGATTAGCTTTTGTAAATTTAATAGCATTAGAAATCTCTTCTGTTACAGTCCAATACTCAGAAGTCATTAGCTGACTCCGTTGTTTCAATTAAACAAGAAGTCTCATCATCAAAGAATAGTGTTCCACATTTTCCTGTGTCACCGTTATGTCTATTCTTTAATACTCTAACTGTTGTATAATTTTTCTTTTCTTCATCATTTTGATTTCTCTCTAAAGATATAACGCCATCACTAAGTTGACTGATAGCATGACTACCTCTCAAAGAATTAAGAGAGGTTTGTACTCCGTCCTCATATCCTTTGTTACCTTCTGGTCTTCTTAAATGTGAAACTAAAATTAATCCTATTCCTGTCTCTTCAACTAAGGTTCTAAGCTTAGTCATTGTGACATCAATTAATTTTCTTTCGTCTAAACTTTCTAAACCAGAAATGACAATTGAAAGATGGTCAAGAATAACCCACCGTACACCAAGACCTTTAGCAAGATAACGAATTTTGGATAGGAGATTCTCAGACTCGGTACTTCCAAAACTATCATATAAATAAAGTAAACCACTACCCACTGTTGAACTAAAACTATTTCTAAAGTCATCTTCACTGACCCCTTCTTTTGTTAAGTGTAATGGTTTTTGTAAATCTATTCCCATAATACCTAGAGCAGTACGCTTAACGCTTTCCTCTAAGGCAATGTAACCAACACTCTCACCTTGCTTAATTAAGTGGTGAGCAATTTGCCTACACAATTGAGACTTACCTTGTCCTGTTCCTGAAGTTACAGTTATCAATTCTCTTCTTCTCATTCCAAGTGTTTTTTTATTTAAGCACTCAAATGGATATGGAATTGTTTCTGTGTCATCTTCCTTTACCAATGTTTCAAAAATATCTTGGCCAGAAACTATTCCGTCAGGTCGATACTCTTTAGCACCCCACATACAATCTATTAATTGTTTTGTTTCCCCGGCTACTAACATTTCGTTAGGGTCTTTACGTGGTAGTGTTGCTATTCTACATTTGTTTGGTGTAAATAATTTAGAGCAATCCTCTGATGCTTTTTTACCAGCTTCATCATTATCAAACATGAGAATAATTTTTTCAAATTTCTCAAGCCATTCTAATTGTTGTTGTAAATCTTTTTTAGCACCTTGGCTGCCAGTCTTAACAGATACTACAGCCCATTTATTATTTTGTATTTGAGACAAACTCATTGCGTCTATCTCGCCTTCAACTATACACACTTGCTTACCACCGTCACGCCACAAGTTTTGTCCAAAGAGTACAGCTTGTTTGCTATCCCCTATCCATTGAAAAGATTTATTTGGGTAACGTAATTTCTGTGCAACTAATGTGTTATTTTTGTCGTAGTAGTTTGCAATTTGAACAGTAGCATTATTATGCTTACCAATTTTGTAATTAAATTTATTAACTGTTTCTTTATTTATTTTACGTTTAACTAATGGTCTTGTTTCACCTGATATTAAATCAGAATTAACTTCTTTCAATGGCTTGTCCTCGTTGTTGTAATTAAAATAATATTGACCACAACCAAAACAATGTCCGTGGTTATCTGAATAGACTGCTACGTTATCTTTCGAGCCACATTCAGAGCAAGGTGCATGGTAAAGAAATTCGCTTTCTTCCATTGCATAATCCTTAAAAAAATTTTTGGGTAAAAATAAAGCCGACTCAGAGGGTATCCAAGTCGGCACTACGAAAGGGTTACCCTATGAAAAGTAACGCCTCTCAAATCTTATATACTACTTTATTTCATTTAGCCACTCCTTCGGAATAAATTTGTCTGCGTATTTAAAACCATGTTTCTCACACCACATGGCGTAAGTAGTTTTTGATTTTTTAGAAATCTTTGTCTTAGAATTAGAAAAGACAAATCGTAAATCAAGTTTAGGATATTGTTCTTTTACTAATAAAGTCTTTTGTTTATCTGCTGTTAAAAATCTTCCTTTACCCTCTATGTGCATGATACCACCTCTCTTTTTCTCTAAGATAAAATCTGGTGTGTATCTATGCACCTTTTGGGGTTTGGTATATTTGATGACTTTACTTTCATATTCAAAGTCAACGTGTTCGGAAATTAATTGTTCAGCAATTTGCACTTCTAATCCTGAACGGTATTTAGAAGTCCTCTTCGTCTGATACCTTTTCCTCATGTCTTTCCTCAAATTCTTCCACTGTGGGAGCGTGTTGGTAGCCTTCCTCTTCTTTAAATCCGAAAGAAGAATTATTACCTTCAACTAATTTAAGTACTTGAGCAGCTTTTAGACGCATAGAAACTCCAGCCCCTACCATTGATGTAAAGTATGGAATTAATTCAGCACTAACTTTAATTTCTGAACCACCCCAAATATTTACATTTTGAATTGGCTTTCCTTTTGCGTCTACAACAACTGGTTTATTAGGAAATGTTTCACCAGTCTTTGTAGTTATCTTAGCTTTACACTTAAATTTAAAGATAACATTTCCGGTAGGGTTACCATCATCATCAACCTCATCAAAATATGGTGGGTCTGCTTGTTTAACTTGTTTCCCTTTGCTCTTCTCTTTTCCAAGAGTAACAGCTTCCTCAATGACTGTATTAATTTTAGAAATTAAATCTTTAGCTTCATCTTTACTAATAATTAAATTAGTTCGGTAGTCACCTACTTCACTAAACTTAGTATCAGGAGCATGAAGCCAAGGGTATTGTGCAATACCTGACGGTGTTACAATTTTAGTATAATTTATTTTAGGCATTTTCGTCCTCTTCTATTTCTTCCAAGATGAACCCTCTGTTCATCATGTCAACTGCCACATCAAGTGGCAAATTTCTGTATTCTTCTTTAACCATAGTTAACTCCTTTGGTTCATATAGGGGTACTATTAACCCACTAGTGGATTGTATTAAGCGAAGAAAAATTCGCTCTTTAAAACTTCCTCAATATTGAAGTCACCTTTTTCAGGAACTTCAGGAAGTTTACTTTTTTGTTTGTCATTTAGTATTGGCTTAATTGTTTCCTTAAAATCTTCCAAGGGACAACTCTTTGAATACATTTCAACAAACGACTCTCTTATTGTTTCAGCAAGTACTTGGCTGTCAGCAGCAAGTGTACCAAAACTATCATGCACATTACAAAAATGTGTAAGACCTTTATCGTAAGCGTTAGACACAGTTAACATCATGTGTGCTGAATCTTGTGCATGGATAAAGTTAGGTGGAAGTCCGTTACTCGCTTTAAGTACTGATAGTTTTTCTGTTTCAACATTTATTCTTGGTTTAATTACTTCACCAAAAAGTTTTGTCTTAACTCTCATTGACTTAAATTCTGGGTAATCTTGTATGACAGGAAATCCTACAGGATTATACCAAACAATAGGGTGACCATTCTTAGCAAGAATACTTGCACTCTTTTTAAGATAATCCATTCCTTGTCTTGGTGCAGATAAAACCTCACCCATACTGTCCCATATTACTCCAGCCATGAACGAACAAGCTTCAAAAGCTAATTTACCACTTCCAAATGGGTGTTCCTCTCCAGCGTCTTTTCTTTTGACTAAATTTTCATCAACAAAATCACTACAAGAATATCTAGTAGAGCCATAAGGACTTGTCATAATAGGACGCTTAACTGTTGAGCGTTTAACTCCATAGTCTAGCCAAAGTTTTGCAAATGGACTGTCAGTCATGTTCTTTAAATTTTCAATACCTTTGTCTTTAACAACTGTATAAACATCTTGTGGAACGTCACTGTTACTTAGATTAACAGCTTCAGCAGTACCTCTATGTTTTAGAATTGCTGCGTAGTGTTGAATACCATTACATGAACCGTCTTGAGAACATATAAAACTACTTTCATATCCGTAACCATATTCTTGAAACTGCACCCATTCATTACACCAAGCTAAGAATTGAAAAGGCTTATCAGCTTTTTCCCATTCTCTATTTGTGTATGGGTCTTCTTGCATTTCTTTAAACACATCAAAGTTTTCATTAACCCATTGCACTTGCTCGTCTCTTGTAACTTTGTCAATTCCATAAAGTCCAGCCCCGGTAACTGCTAACCAATACGCCCCATTATTTTCTTCGGTAATTTTTTTACCAGTTCCAAAAAGATGTAATGCTTTTGCAAAGTCAACTCCTTGTCCGTTAAGATAATTTGTAACTTGGTAACAACGTGACCTGAAATCTAATGTATGGCAATGGTAAAAAACTTTATCTAAAAACATTTCAGCAATCCACATAACTTTAGCAAACAATAATCTTTTAGATTTTTGTCTAGCATTTTCTGTGTGAACTATAACAGCTTCTTGTCTATACTTTTTCCTAGCCTCGGCATTTGTTTCAATGTCATGTGGTTTAGAAGGTATCTCTTCTAACTCTGCTTTAGGTAAACCACCAATAGATATATTTTTATCCCATGCTTTCTTTAAAACATTAAAAATAAAATTATTTATTTTATATGGTGTATTTTGTTGTGCGTTAACTGCCTTATAAACAATCGGCATTTTCACATCTTCTAAATTCTTTAAGTTTTTTCGATTATGATATTTTACTAATGCCAATGGTTTTATATGTCTTGAGTAATAGCCACCACCTTGAGCCTTTCCTTCTTCCCACATTCTAGGTGGTACTATTGTTGGAAAGTATTCTGGGGCTAGAACCTCTAAGAAATCATTACGACTATTAATCCAACGTAATGTTTCATCTGTTGCTAATAAAGTTCTTTCAAGACGTTTTCTTTTAGGCAACATTTCAATTTTACATAGCCCAGTTGAGACACACATAAGTTCTATTAGCTTGTAACCTACGTGTACTTTTTCGCCCCTAGTCCATTGAGTCCACTCAATATTATTTTTTT